TTTTCACATGTGTGTTCTGACGCCCCGGCACGTGGCAGTGTGGGGCAGCGCCGCGGACAAGGGCTCGCTGCGCGAGCCCTTGGACTTTTCTAACTCCGTAAATAAAAACTCGTGCGTTGGGTGGATGAAAGAGCCGCGTGGAAATCTGGGTTTGTTATGACGTGCGTCCGTATCATGTCCCATAGGTTTCCACGAGCTGTGATTCCTTCGAGCGTGTCGAATTCCACCTTGTCATTTTCGTCATAGTTTTTACGAAAATACGTTTGGTGGTTCTCCATTTTGGATTTCTCCTCGTTGAATCGCCGAACGATGTACGTGTGTTCGAGAGCCGTCATGGGCAAATCGATTACGTAAACGTGGTAAATGCTGGTGACATCATCCTCGATGTCCGCTTCGGAATCCCCTGGACCTTTGTACTTGGTTGCAAACTGAAAATACGAGTAGGCGCCTCGTTTCAGATTGATCGTGCCTCGAGTCTCCTCCTCGAGTTCCCGAACGGCACACCGTAAGGGATTGATAACCTCTCGACGTCGACACCCTCCTGTGACGAACGTCCACTCCTGGTACCGACGATCGTGAACAATAAGCATGTACTGCTTATTATTGATCGTCGTCACCGGAATCGCTATACTTTTGTGCCTCTCCCGACATGGCTGCTCGCGTGGGGAATTCATTCCCTCCTACTGAGTCGTTCGTAAAAAAATTCATCAGCTTTCCCCCACCTCGTGATGGTTCATAGGTGATTAAAAACAAGAGTCCGAGCAAAAGAAGCCACTTCCAGATTTGCATTGTTTTATATCAACTTAAAATTTCCTTGCCGCCGAAGGCGGGAAGTACTGCCGTACTGTCGGTGACAACGTGATTCGGGGATTTAATTTACAGGCTGAACGAGCGGGGTCCCAGTCTCAGCCTTGGCGCTGAATGAGTGTGCAAACGGGTTCCCCTTGAGCACGTTGTTTGCCAGACCCAGACCCTGGTTGTTTGCTGAGGAGCGGAAATCCTTCTGACCCTTGAACACGTTGAGGCGGTCGTACTGGTTGGGTAAGTAACGAGACCCACGGCTTGCGTCGGCTGGGCGGACCGGGAGCGCACCCGCCTCGAGACGCGTGTTTGTGTTGGCACCGACGGCTCCCACGGGGTCGGCGCGCACGTTCATACGTCCGCCGTTACCTGGACGATCGGGGTTGATACGATTCTTAGACCAACGCATGGGGTCGTTGTATGCAGACCCGTACGCCTCTGCGACCATGTACTGTGCGGGACCCATTTCGAGACCATCCTTGCGAAGACCCGTCTCCTGGCGAACTGTCGTCCGGCGCGTCTTCTGGAAATCCGGGCGACCCTCTGGCGCTGTGATGGCACCACCCTGACCCTGTCCACGCGTCTGCATAGGCATGTAGTTTGATGTCGTCTTGGACAGCTTGGCCGGGTGGGAAATGGCACCCAGCGTCGTCCCGCCGTTCTTGGTGACGGGATTGGCTGGGCCGCCCCATGTACCGGACAGAGTCGTCAGACGCTCCTCGTTCATGTTGTTCGGCAGAATGCGGAAAAACTGCTGGAACCCACCGGATGCCGGTGTGTCTGGTGAAAGACCGAGACCGCGTCCGACGTATTTCTTGTCTGCGGGTGTTACGTTGTTCATTTTGTTCGTGACTGGCTCGCGGCTTCCATCTGTCTGGTACACGGGCTGACCGAACGGAAAACGAGATCCGTTTGGCACAACGTCCGCAAAGCTTGGTGCAATCTCCTTTGGTGGAAGACGGAACCCGCCTGAAAATCCACGACCTGTGTTCGGCTCGAGATTCAGTGGATCGAGGGGTGGGTCCTGCTGAGCAAACTTGTACTGAACGAGATCAAATTTGGTAATTTGTTCTGGCTGTGAGGGCATCACTGCCTGCTCCTCCTTGACGTCGCTGAGTTTCTTTCCGGCAAAAACCAGACCGACAACGGCGGCAAGACTGAAAGGGTCCATCTATTAGTTAGATGCTATTTTTTATCCAACGGGCTCCGCCAGGAGCCCATTGTCCAGTTTCCCGGCGGACTTTCCACCTGCGGCGGAAAGGACTTACTGCTTGTCCGTGGGGTAACGCTTCGCGTAGGACATGGACTGGTACACGGCATACGTGCTCGTCGGGTCCCAGCTCATAAACTTGTTCACTGGCTTGTCAATGTACAGATCTGGGAAGTCGTAGGGCTTGTCGGCGTAGTACTTGTTGTTACGGGACGTTGTCTGAGAACGCAGAGTGTCGTCCGTCATCACCATAACTTCGTAGTTGGTGTTTTTGGGACCAAAGTACATTCCTTCCTCGACCATGAGGAGTCCGGGCTGAAGCACACTGCTCGGCATATTACTTGTAGGTGAGATTATTTATTAGTCCCGAGTGCACGTAGTGCCGAGTCCGTCGTGAGGTTCTGCACCGGCGGTGGGGGCACTCGTGCCTGGACCTTACCGACCATTGCCGCCACGAATTTGTACACGCTCTGGTCCACGAGCATATGGGCCATCTACGTTACATGAAGCTGGGTCATCGCGGCAGGTGGGAGCGAACGGTTTTCCGAACGCGGCGTTAGTGAAAGCCGCCTGGTCGTTTGGCCAACTTGTCACGGCTGTCGTGTAGAAGTTGCGTTCAGCGTCACGCTTACGCTCGAATGGATGGATCGACTTCCACTCGTTCTGAACCTCCTCCTTCATTGTCGGATACCACGGAGCCTGCTGTGCGTAGCTTGGGTCGTCACCGAGCAGGTAATTTGCCATGGGATTATCGCGCGTCGGCATGCGCAGACCGCTCACAGCCTTTGGACCCGTCGACACTGTACGCTTACCGTCTGGAATCATGTTCATGTTGTACAGTACATAAAGAGCGGCAATGACCAGGGCACCGAGTGCAACGATGCGAGCATCGCGGCGAATCAGGTACGTGAGCACGACGGCGTACACGATGAAACGAGTCGTTGCAAGAACTCGCTGTTCAGCCGTCTGACGAGACGTGGGCCAAAAATCGAGCAACTGATCTTTTGCAACAAGTTCACGCAGGTCAATCGTCATCTTCTATAGTGTACTGATATATTTTTTCAGATCAGAGGACCCCCCTTACCACCCTTGAGCAGAGATGACATCAGACCGTTCATGCTGTTCATCAGAGCCGCCTCGTCGATGGTACCGTCGGGGGCGGTTGCTGTATCCTGGAGCTGGCTGGCACACTTCTGCGCCACGGACTCGATCATGCTGAGCGTCTCGGCTGGAAGAGCGGTGATGGTCGTACCCAGAATGTACAGCGTCTGGAGGTACTGCCAAATGGCACCCTTCGTCGCATCGGACAATTCGGAGTTCCACAGACGAGGAATATCCAGATCGTTCAGGAAAGGCACCTCTGCCGCGTGCGTCTGGAAAAACTCCTCATCCTTCTGCATCAGGTGGTTCGCAAAAGGACCAACCGTCTCCATAAACTCCTTCAGAGGCTTCTTCTGGTTCGCCTTGCGCAGAAGCACGAACGTGTTCTGGTACTTTACCAGCTTCTTCTCAGTGGGAAACGTGAGAACAAGCTCGTCAAGAAACTGCTGCATCATGTCGTTGAAAGCGTTGGTGGTGGTCGCCATTAAAGAGACATACGTTTTTTGCTTTAAGCCTGTGGACAACAGGCGAAGCCTGTTGGACTTCGTGTGTCGTGAATCTTTGGCAAGCCCGTTGGACTTAGGCCCTATACGGTGTGGTTGAAATCGTTTCCTGGTGTCCGCTCCCCTGGTGAACGATGATGTATACGAGCAAACCGACAAGGAATGCCGGTTTGAAATACGCCGAGTTGGGCATCGCCTTTTCATTGTTCAGTGAAGAACGAATGTGAATGTAAGCAACCGTCACTGCGCCTGCAATCAGAGCAGCGCTCATAGGCTCACGAAAATAGTGATCAGCCATCTACTATACGTTACGAAAATTTCCACCTGGGGATGGTGGTCATTATTGCCACCCTTCGGGCGGCGGACTTTCCGCTGCGCGGAAAGGACTTTTACTTATCCGGAGCGTCGTCGAACAACGTCTCATGGTGAACCTTGACGGGCACCTGCTTCACATCCCCGGGTATCATCGGTGTCCCTGGTTCTGGCATCGGCGTCCCCGCCTCGCCCGGCACTGCCGGCGTCCCCGCCTCTCCCGGCACCCCTGGTGTTTCCGTCGCCTCTGCGTCGGGCAATGGCGTGGCAACCTGAGGCGCCTCTTCTTCCT